GTCAGGTGTGTAGGGCAATTCATACACCCACGAGGGGTTACCGTCGATAAACTTGGTAACCTGCTCTACTGTCTCGTGGGAATCCTTATCATTTACATTTATATTTAATTGATTTGAAGTAAGTGAACAATACGTTCGATATGTAAAACACTTAAAATACATAAAACGTGCATACTTTTTGTCGTGGGCAAACGACTCCCCTAAATAGGGGTCCGGCTCGAGGTCCGAGCCCTACATGTACAAAGCCTACAATGAAAACACAGAAATGCAATGCTGCCACATTCAATGTGGTAACCATATATACAAGGAACGCCAGGTTTTACTTTACGAGGGTGAGACGTCCATCACCAAATGACCACAATTTAATTCCACTCCTGGTCGGGGGGCGGAAATTCTTCTTCTTCGCGCAAATATTTGTTCCGCCATCTGACTACCCAATAGTCAAAAGACTTATCCAAATTAGTGCACAACAGCTGGAGATCCATACGAGTAGCAACCTGCCGCATCTGGCGTAGTCGCATCTCATAAATCTCCCGTCCGTGATAAAACCAATCTGATATAGCAGTGTCTATATTCTGCACTGCCTGCTCCTTTGGAGAAAGAAATTTAGATTGCATAGAGGAATGCAAGGACTTGAAAATAGACCCTTCGTCAAGGGCCCCTACCCAATGTCCTAACTCCGGCATATAAACATTCTTCCGCTTGAGCAAATCGGCATCCAAATCAGTCATAAAAGGGGTAGCTTCTGAATCTTTATCTGGCATGGTAAAGACCATTCCAACGCCAGACAAAAATTTGGCAAATTTGATATGATCAAAATTCCTGCGTACATCCTCGTGCACAGAACTTTTGGCATCGTCACCATAAGTGATCAAAGCTACGCGAGATCGAAAATCCGGAGCTCGCAAACCACACAAAGTGAAATAACCGGACCTAAAGAGCAATGAGTTGACAATAGAATTAATATAAACTGTCAAATTCTGCCCTGAAGGATTTGATCCGAGCAACTCCACCAAATCACCATTGTACGCCACTACAGGGTAGCATATATCAGTAGCAAGAGACTGCATGACTCTTAAACACACTGGCTGATACCCAGCATGCTTTGCTATTCTGATCATCACACTAAACGCCGCAAACATCAATTGTGGAGACATAGTCAAATCATAATTGCTGTAATCTCCAGCAAGAATATTGTCCTCCCCAAATCGCTTAATGTGCTTCGTAAGCTGATCCCACTCTGGTCCAATGGCGTTAATACCCACGGCACACTCTGAAATCAAAGGATTACAACTCATGAATCGAGCTATTGGGAGGTAATACTTCCTAATCAAGAGCTGGTAGGCCAACGGAGCAGCCTGAAAAACTCTAACTTTAGTCTTGGTGAGTTTGGTGGGCTCATCCTTGAGGCACCCCTTAAATATGGGGTAGGCACGCTCGCCACGGAGATATTTTCTCTCCATCCTCATCGATTCTTCCCAGAACATAATATCTACATCACGTGGACATTGATGGCTGGGAAAAAGGGCTGGGTCAAGCTCAACCATATATTGGGACTTCAATCCCGAAAGTGGGAATCCCACAGAAGTTTGGGGGACTATGGCATTAATAAACTTCTTGCCATCAATCCCGCTCACATTCTGTACACGGTTTAGTGGCAAAATTTCATTACGCCACCAACTCTGCTTGTCTAAGAGACAAAGCAGAGGACCCTGGTAATCCTCCACAGCTCGCACTAATACGCGGCCGGGGACACCAATTGTGGTGTGTCCGCTCTTGTTCAAGCTTTCACGCCATGGGTGCCAGGGTTGCCTGCCATCTGGCCCACGAAACTTAGGTGGGCCATGCAAGCGAGGAATACCCGTAACCTCTGCTACTGTCTCAGAGATTATCGTAGGAACTACTGAAGAAACAGCCGTAGCCCTACCAGAACATTGTCCATAAACCTGAACTGTCGTACCCCTGTCCAAAAAATTAGTCGGACTTTTCGGGTGCATGACAGTAGACAATAAAGTCTGCTTGTCATAAACAATTTGTTCCATAGTTCCTTCAGACGCAGCCGGACAAAAGCCTGGAACGTCCAAAAGAGTTTTGACTGCTAATTCAATGTCACCTCGCGTGACACAAGAAGCACGTCCATCGGGCAAACCAGTACGCCCGGCAGTATGAATACCCAAAATCAAATTACTCTTGGAACTCCCCAATAGAGGAGCACCACACATACCGACGAAGGTACTGTAATCCAGCGTGTAATCATATCCACACTCCTCACTATTTGGCCTTACACGCACTTGGGAAAGTTTGCAAGAGGCATCTACATCCTTACGGATGAGTTTACCCAACATTCCACGGACAGGGGCGTCAGACAAATATTTAGTGAGGTCACGAAAAGATGGAGAATTGGGAACCCAAACAACTCGGACATCTACATGCGGAATCTTATAAGAGTACACGCGCGAGAGGCGAGCTTGCCACGCCCCCCGAGTAAATGAGTCGTGATAACGAACAAACGTACCAATCAACTCGTCCTTCACCTTTTGTGTTGGGTGAGGGTCTAGAACATGACCAGGAATAAGCGCTAAATTTGACTTTATAAAAAGCGCATTCATAACCGAGCCTCCCTCGGTAGTAACATGGCACAAATTCTTGATGACCAAAGATTCCAACTGTGGCTCCGTGATAGTAGTCGTCTCGTGAGCAGCCGGAATTGGTTCGACCCACACTTTGGCCCAATCAGACTCTTCAGAGTCACGTTCGTCAACTTCCTCTTGGGAGATTGGAGCTAAATTACCTTGTTTCTCATAACGGCGTGTAGCACGCCAAATAGAGCATAGTGAATAAAGCCCAGTCATAACGACACCACCCATAACTGCCTTTTGCATGAGAGACATCTCTCTGCGCTTAAGTAAAGAATACAAATTAGGCAGTAGGGCAAGTCGCCCCAAAACTCCTTCAAAATCACAACAACATCTGTCATAAAGACACATTGCAAAATACCAAGCAATAGCCCAAGCTATAGGGCAAAAATCCGTAAAACTGGCGCCCAAGGCCAAAAATGCCGAGCCGCCAGTCAAATACACTGGTACCTTTACGCGGTCCATAAACGGACGATCGTGCTTGAACAAACGGAATAATCTCCAAAAAGATTTATACTTCCGTATGAAGGAGACATGCACGCGGCCAACACCGGCCTCATGCATTATAATTCCTCGTTTAATACTAGCGGGGACATAATCGGAAAAAGCCTGCTTCTCCAGCGGATCTAACGATCCTTCTGTAGAACGAGAGGCTCCCGAATCTGTCACAGTTTCAACAGGAATTGCCGTACAAATTTTTGTACACTTACATTTTTCTTCAATGTTAAAACACTCCTTACAAATAACTAGAGTATCAAACATATTATTAGCCTGATGCACAACGTGCTTCTGGTTCAGTTCGTGTAACTTGTAATGAAAATTGCACATTCTAATCAACGTATATATGTCGATATCGTATGCTTCCTTCCCTTCAAATTTATACGGGATATAGCGGATAATTTGGGGTTTAATGTCACCTTTTCCAGTGTCATCCACCCCTATTGCTCGCTCCACATCAAACTGCCAAATATCCTCAACTATTTTTCCGTTGGGTGGCAACTTGGTAGTGTCCAACATAGTAGACTCCACATTGTCAACGACAAGGCGGTACTTTTCGCGCACCTTGACTGTGACAACAAGATGCATTCGTCGAACCACGGTTATGGGCTCGTTAGAATACAAGGAAGCACCTAAATCTTTTACGTTGGTCGTGGCGAAAAACAACTTAGGGCGAATAAAAACTTTTCCCTTCATATCGGCTTCCGCCATTACTGCTGTATTGATAATGTTGTTCACATAACGAATAATTCTCTCACCTGGATCGGTGGTAGAAAATTGCGCTTTAGAATTAGCGACATCATCTAAAATAACAGACTTAATATTGGAACGCATATTGGACTCATACTTGTCCTTTTCATTCAGCGTAACAACATGTTCTTTGCCACCAAGATTGAAACATTTCATAATGGCAGTGTTAAGAATGTTAACGGCAGTACTCTTACCC